ACTGCGACGGCTACGAGTGGGTCCGCATTTATCCCACACAGGACGCCGCAAAGGCTGGCGGCTGATTAGCCAGCCCACCCACCAAACCCCGGCAACACCGGGGTTTTTTCACGCCCACCATCTGCCCACCACAACCCACCATCTGCCCACCATCTGCCCACCACAACCCACCACGTGCCCACCACAACCCACCACAACCCACCATCTGCCCACCACAACCCACCATCTGCCCACCACCTGGCGGGTTTTTGCACTCCCGGACATTCTTCGACAATTTGCCGAAATACTTCTGTAATACTGTAGACCGTTCGACAATCTGACGATACCATAGGTACATGCGAGTCACAACGACGAGCGACAAACACAACAGCCACGAAAGGCCGGAACAATGAAAAACGAAATTCTTAACGCACTGCGAACTTTTGGATGGCAGCCAACTTCAGCCCTGACGTTTGCTTTTGGTGGCGAGTTTGCTTCGGTCATTAAGAAGCTGCACAACGAAGGCAAGGTCGTGAAGCACCGCAACGGGTGGAAGGCAGCATGAGCGAGCGACACAGCCCGCCGACCGCTGGGCGGTGACATACAAGCGGTAAACCAAACCCCGGCCACAACCGGGGTTTTTTCATGCGCACCCCGCTGCATTGTACGCAGTGCGTACATTCGCCCTAGGACACCCGCCGCCGCCGTGTTGCAATTTGCGGCATGGCAGACCTTGCGACATTACAGCAGCGACTAGAGGCGATTGACGCCGCCCTTGCATCCGGCATGCTGAGTTACAGCGTGGACGGGCAGAGTGCATCATTTGTGTCTGCGTCCGACATGCGACGCGCCCGCCGTGAGATTGCCGCACAGATTGACCGGTGTATTGGCAGGCCGTCGAGCCGTCCGGTTGCATCCTCGATCTACCTCGGGGGTGGACCATGAGCGAGCCAACGACACTGCAACGACTAGGCGGCAGGCTGGGGCGATACTTCGCCACCGGCTACGACGGCATCCGCAACACTGGCAAGCGCAAGGCCGCAAGCCCGCTAACGAAGTCGGAAGACGAACAGTTAAAGAACCGCGACCGTCACAGCATGATCGGCGCGACGCGCGACCTTGCCCGCAATTTTGCCGTTGTGGCGTGGGCAATCCGCAAACACCTGGATTACGTGTCAATGTTCGATTTCCAGAGCCGCACCGGCAACCCGGCGTTGGATCTGCAAATTGAATCACTAATGCGAGACTGGCAACGGCCGCAGAATTGCGACGCCGCCGGGGTGCACTCATTTCCTAAAATGCTGCGAATGTTTGAGGCGGCACGCACGCGGGATGGTGACGTTTTCGCCCTCAAGCTGAATAGCCTGCAACTGCAAGCGATTGAAGCCGACCGCGTGCGACAGCCTACCGGCGAGCAAGTGAGCGACACGGGCGGTATGTGGGTCAATGGGGTCAAGCTGAACAACGGCGGCAGGCGGCAATCATACGCGCTGCACAATCGCATTCCGGGGTCGTCAACGTTCGAATTCTCACGCAATGTCGCAGCGCGCAACGTGATCGCGCACGGATACTATGACCGATTCGACCAGGTCCGCGGAATCAGCCCGCTGGCATCGGCAATCAATTCATTCAGGGACGTGTACGAGGGTATCGACTACGCGCTGGCCAAGATGAAGGTTGAGCAGCTTTTCGCGCTTGTCTTCAGCCGCGATGGCGACGCCGCACCAGCACGCATCATGGACGGCAGCGACGACGAAAACGGCTACAAAGTAGACTTCGGCAAGGGGCCGGTTCAGTTGGATTTGAACGCCGGTGACAACGCGCAGTTTTTGAAAACCGACAACCCCGGCAGCAACACGCAACAGTTCATCGAAGCCGTGTTGGGCATCGCTTTGCATTCGCTCGATCTCCCGATGAATTTCCACGACCCATCGCGCACCAATTTCTTCGGTAGTCGTGCCGCGTGGTTGCTTTACGACCGTAGTTGCATCAGCAAACGTGCCGACGTTGCCGAGTTCCTGCGCAAAGTCACGGTGTGGCTGTACCAAGGCTGGATTTTGCAAGGACGATTGCAATTGCCGACCGGCGCAACACTCGAAGACCTGCCGTTTGAGTGGGTCCACCGCGGGATGCCGTGGTGGGACCCGACGAAAGAAATCAACGGGGCCGTTGCCGCGATCAATGCTGGGCTTGATAACCCTTACCGCATCTGCAAAGAGACCGGCAGGGGCGAGTACGAAGAAAACATCGACCAAATCGCACGCGCTCGAGAGTACGCCGAAGCCAAGGGTGTGCCTCTCAATTACGTCATGCAGCCGGTTGAGCCAGTGGCAGACGATACGCAAGACCGAAACACAAGGGGCCGCCAATGACCGGCATACCAGAGATACCGCTGAAGCATTTCAGGGCCAACGTGAGCCGCACGAGCGGTGCAGCAATCAGTGACGACGGCGGCGAGTATGGGCACGGGTATATCACCGGGCTATCTGTGATTACGCGCGGCGAGGCGTCCGGGCACGACATGTGGATCGATGCGGATTTTCTCAGCGATGTAACCGCCGCAGGTAACGCGGCCAACAGCGGACTGAAAGCACGGTTTACCCACCCCGGTCAATCGTCTGACGGACTGGGTACGTATCTCGGCAAGTATCACGACTTCCGCACAGAGGGCGACAGAGTTGTTGCTGATCTGCATTTTCAGGAATCGGCCAGCAACACACCAGACGGCGACCTTGCCGCGTATGTCCGGCAATTGGCAGCCGATGCGCCCGACGCGTTTGGTGTGTCAATTGTGTTCGACGCCGACGTTTCCGCAATGGAAATGCACCAGCTTGAAAACACGCAAGGCGGGCGGTTTGTCAGTCCCGACGAGGACAACCGAAATAACTACCAGCACGCACGGCTGAGCCGATTGCGGGCCGCTGATGTGGTTGACGATCCAGCAGCAAACCCGGACGGGTTATTCCACAGACATGCCCAAATCGCGCAGGACGCGGACGGGCTATTTGAGTACGCATTTGGGCTAACCGGCGACAAGCCCAATCTTGTTGCGTTGAGCGTTGACGGTGACCGAATCAAGGCCGCTGTTGATCGTTTCTTGAGTCGTCATGACCTGTCACTTGTAAAGGGAAGCGAGCAAATGCCAGAAGCACCAGCCGCGCCGGTTGAAACACCGGAAGCGCCCGCAGTGACACGCGAGATCTTCAGCGCAGAACTGCAGCGGTACGTTACCGCATTCGGTGACGCTGGAGCCGCGTGGTTCATTGCTGGCAAATCGTTTGAGGATTGCCAGGCAGAACAGTTGAGCGCACTGCGCGAGCAACTCGAAGCCGCACGAGCAGAAAACGCAGAATTGCAGGCACGCATTGATGCGGTGCAGTTGGGCGAAGAACAGCCGGAGGAATTCGGCGACGACACCGGCGAACAGGCACCAGAAAAGGCCAAGAACCTGCGGGCCGGGTTCGCAAACCGCATCCGAATCAACGGCGCAAGCCACAACTGAAGGGAGTCTTGACCAATGGCGAACGACTATTTGACAGTCGCTGATTTGGTGGCAGGCGCGTTTGACGTCGAGCAAACCAACACCAGTGATGTTCTGAACCAGTCCCCGCTGGTTGCCCGTATGCCGCGGATCAATCCGAGCGGCAGTAACACCGTCCACAAATATCGGAAATACACCGGCGCGCCTGCGGTTGGTTTCCGATCCGAAAACGACGGACGCGAGAACGATCACAGCGAAGATACCGTGGTGACGGTCAACCTGAAGATCGCTGATTTCAGCTTTTCGGTTGACATCGCATCCGCCGAAGGTGACAGCCAATCGACACCGGAGCAGGTGATTGCCCGCGAGGGTGCGCGGCACCTTCAGGGCATTCTGTTCAAGGCCGAGCAGCAGACCATCTACGGCACGGGAGCCGATGGCGACGCAAACGGGTTTTCCGGGTTCATGAACAGCACCTACCTCGACGCGATTGCTGACACGATGGTGATTGACGCAGGCGGCACAACCGCCGATACAGCGTCAAGCCTGTACGCAATTCGCTTGGGCGTTGACGACGTTGCAATGGTCACGCAGCCGCAGATTGAGCTGGGCGAGACGACCATTCAGCGCGTTGCCGGTGCCACCGGATTTTATCCGGCATACTGGACACCCGCGAGCGTCTGGCTGGGTCTGCAAATGGGCGGCGCGTACAGTGTCGGCCGCATTGCAAACCTGACTGCGGACGCTGGCAAGGGGCTGACCGACGATCTGATTGCAGATCTGTTGAGCCAGTTTCCGGCAGGCATGGGGCCGACGCTGTTGGTTTGCAGCCGCCGCAGTTTGAAGCAGTTGCAGCAGTCACGCACGGCAACGAATCAGACCGGCGCACCCGCGCCGTTCCCGTCTGATTCATTCAACGTGCCGCTGATCACAACTGACGCAATCATCGACACCGAGCCGCTGGAAA